AAATAACATTGTGGAGATTCTTAATGTTAATACCAGTAGAGAATGTTCCGTATGAAGCGACGATAATCGCGTTGTTTTCTCTTTCTGTAATCTCCCTTACTTTCTCTCTGTCCTCCGTTGCCACACCACCATGAACAAAGAAGACGTGACGGTTGTCTGCCTTTGAGTTATTTATTAAATCGTAAAGGGGTTGTCCGTGCCCCTCAACACGGGAAAATAGTATGAGCGTATTGCCTTTAAGATCAAGGGCAAGGTTACGTATAAACTTGTTTCGTCTATCATGGTTAATAATGTACTGGACTTCTTCTTCAAAGTTTTCAAACTTATGTGGTGAGTGTTTCAATAGAAGCACGTTGATATCCAACTTGGCAACGTGCCCTTTCTTCATCAGTTCTTCTGTTCTGATGATTTTATATGAAGGACCGAATAAACCCTCCAATACCCATTTATGAGTTTGAGTTCCATCAAGAGTGCCTGTAAAACCAAATCTGTATTTTGCATCTGAGAGTTTTGACATTATAGATATTAAGGACTTAGACTTAAACTGGTGCGCTTCGTCTCCAACGACCACATTAAATCTTGAGAAGTATTTGCGAGGAAGTTTGTAGATGGACTGCCAGGTGGTGATAATCACCTGTGAGTCGGTCTCTCTTTCTCTTCCCGCATATATCTTGTGGCAAAATGAACCTACGTCCCAGCCGTAATCTGCAAAGTCTTTATACATCTGTTCTACTAGGGAAGTCGTCGGAACGACTATCAGAGTATTTTGTCCTTTCTCAACGTAGTATCTCACAAGAGAATATATCATCAGAGACTTTCCAGAAGCAGTTGGGGATATCAACAGCTTTCTATTATGTCGTAGGGCGTCGTATACTCCCTCTACTTGGTACTCACGGGGTGAGTACTTGCAAATAGCATTCATGTAATCCTTGACACCTTCCTTTGAGATAAAGTCATTGACCTCAAAAGGAAGACCATAGAATTTGTTGTCAGCAAACTCGTATGTGTATTCGTGGTTTTCACAAAACTTTGTAAGCTTATCTAACAACCCGACATATATCTCACCAGTCTGGGTGTTGAATAACCGTATTTTTCCGTCCCAGTACTTACTACGGTACTGAGGCATAAACTTTGCGCCAGGAACCTCAAATGTGAACTGGTCTGCTAGTTCATAGTAGACGTGAGGTTCTGCCTTTACATGAAGGTATACTTCATTCTTTTTCGATATAATCAAATGAGACATTATCCATAAGGATCACCTATGGATATTTATCTGAGTCTCAAACGACGAATAGTTTGTATCACTGGGGCAACTTTTCTACCAACACTGATAGCAGTCCTTATTGGTCTTTCTACTGCCTGACGAGCTGCGGGTGTTGGACCAGTGCCAAGACCTTTTGTAAATGACCATATTGGATTTGGAACTTTGGTAAGATTTCCTTTCACTTTTACCTTACCTATTTGACTTTTATCATCAGCAGCAAGTCGTGCCAATGATGCTTGGTTTTCATTTGGAACCCTAACGTTTCTTCCTTGGTTCCACCACTTTACTGGTTCTTTGAATGGGTTGACCATGCTGCTGTCACCCATCCAACTGCTTTCTTGAATATCTCTTTGAAACTGCTTAAAACTTTTCATTATCGAAGTTTTAAAAATATTTATTTCATTCCTCTATTTTAAACGTATATTCTAGCAGCAACCTTTCCAAGAAGTCTTTTAGTCCTTCTAGTCTTTCCCTCTTTTCTGGGCAAGATACCCAGTTTTGTAAATGGAGACTGATTGACTCATGAATCTGTCTCGCATCTTCAATCCCCATATCCATTGAGATATAGGGAACATTTTCATCAAAGTTTTGTTCGTAAAGATATTCGTCATCCATTAGTTGAATCCTGCTTGAAAACGATGCCACTCTATGGCATTCTTGATTTGAAAAGTTCTGTTGGAAATAACCTTGATGACATCTTCTAGGAACTTCAACATCACATCATAATACCTGATCTTGATATCAAGTTTATTCAGTTTCTCATCGGCATCTAGATACCTCTGTATGGCGTCTTTCTCACGAACTTTGTAGGGAAATGGTTCTTCCTCATACACCGCTGGTTCCGCCTTTCCTGTGTAGTAGTTGTAGCGTTCCAGTTTTACTCTGTTGTAAGACTCTTTTGCTTTTTCTTTCAGCAAAGTAATAGTGTTATATACTGTATAATACTTTGCGTGAAGTTGGGGAATTTTTAAAGACTCATCATGTAAATTATCAGGATCGATCTGGGAGTCTTTGTCCCACATCTCCTGAATTTGTTCAAGGTTCATAAGCGAGTTCTGCCGTCAGAATCAAATATATTGTAGATAGTATACTTGAAAGACGCTTCTGCTGTAAAGTACTGTACATCAGTAATTGTAGCATCAAAGTCTAACGACGTAAGAGAATATGGGAATAAGTCAACAAACTTGACAATGGCAGCGGTTTTAAAGTTTGAGTTCAGAATACTCAATGAACCGTCACTGAACTGGTTCTTTGGATCTGCTGGTTGAGTAACATCGTTCTCATCCTTCAATAGATCCACAAACTGTTGAGTAGTTTCTGGAAAACCTAGACCAGTTATCCAGTTATGAATTGCCATGTAGTTTTCTAGGTTTTCGTCAACTAAGAATCTAATTGACAAGTCACCAAATGTTACTTTCTCCCCAGGAACGTCGATATCCTTCAAATAACTTGGCTGCATAGCAAGTCCCAAGTTAATTTCTGGTATTCTTACGGTATTACAAAAGAATGAAACCTTCGGTTCTTTTGCTAGGGTAAACTTAAACCCAGCAGGAGAAAGGAAGTTTCTATTTGTAATTTGTCCTGGAAAATTACAAGCTTCCGCCATTATCAGTCAGCGATGATTAAATTGAACCAAGTTTCACTCATACCTGTGATGATGCTGTCTGCTGATTCTGCGTTATCAGCATAACCTTCATTAATGAGGTGCTCAACAACCTTTTCATATTTCTCGTGAATTTTCTTTGCTTCTCTTGGTGTTGGTTTCATTGTACTACTAGTTTTATTTGTATTTAGATAAAAAAAGACCCCCCTTTCGGGAGGTCTGATGACTTAGTGAACCGAATGGATCACATGAGGTTGGTGACCTTGACTCTTCTGTAGTAACGGTTAGCGTTACGGTTGAGAGCGCCAAGACCAGCGTTGGTGCCTTCTGCGAATGGGTTAGCAACAATACCGTAGCGGGTCTTGAAGCCAATCTTGGGCTGGAAGGTGTCCTGACCAACGGCACGGACCATTTGGAGAGGAACGTATGGGCAGTAGAACAGACCTGCGTCATAAGGTGAAGAACCCTTATAACCAGCAACGTAGTACTGGGAAGCAGCGCTGTTTGCAGAATAAGGATCGATGTAGACACGATACTTACCTTGGAGAACACCAGCGAAGGTGTTACCGGTGTCATCAACGTTCAGGTTAGCGTTGAGTGCAGGAGTGTAATCCAGAACGCCTGCCATGGTGAGGGCGGAAGCAACGTCTGCGGAGCAGAGGATCATGTTGCCCTTTCCTCTACGAGTTCTTTGGGCGATAGCGTTAGCGTCACGCTCGATCTGGAAGATCAGACCCTTGAACTTCTCAACTGACCAACGACCGTTGGAGTCAACGTCGAGGTCGAAAGTACCTTGGGTAGCAACGTTTGCCTGAGCACCAGACTCAGCAACGTTGTAGATGGTACGGATGACTTCGCGGTTGATTTCAGCGAGGATCTCAGTTGACAGAATGTTTGCCAACTCAGCCTCAGCATTAAGACCGTGGATAGCCTTGAGGTCTTGTGCGAGTTCTAATGAGTACTCAGCTTTCAGTGCTCTGGACTTCGCAGTAACGGTGACTTTCTCGATCGAGAATGCCATCTCGTTGAATGCACCTGCTCCGTCACCAAGGTTCTCAGCGTCGTCGGTACGCATACCTTGACCGACGTTGTAGAGGTCAACACCCGAAGTACCAGCAGAAGTTGCAGGATAGGTTGGGTCAAGAAGACCAGGGTTGCTGCCGTCTTGTGCAGTAGTACCAAGACCGACGTTACCGTTGGTGAAACCGTTGGTTCTGTCGAATCCAGCAGACTGACCAGAGAATGCAGAATCTGCTTCGTTGAACAGTGCTTCGGAAGCACTATCCATGGTGTTATACTTGGAGCGCATCGCGAAGATGAGTCCAGTAGGACCGTTCATTGGTTGAACGCCAGCGAGGTCATAAGCGACCAGGTTAGGCATTGAACGTCTGATCAGGGAGATCAGAACAGGGTCGAAACCAGCAACAGGTGAAGAAGCACCAGCAGAGAAACCAGGGGTTCCAGTGCTTGAGAAGGTGTTGACGGTTGGGGCTTCTGAAAGGAACGAACGCTCTTCGTTCAGTTCTCTCTCTTGGTTCTCGAGCAGGATTGCGGTAACCGATCTACGATGCGAATCTTTGATAGGATCAAGACCCTCATAGTCGAGGATAGGTGCCCACTTCTCCTGCAGTTGTTCAGCATTGAACATTTGCATTTGAAATTACCTCTTTAAAAAAGTTAGTTTGAACTGTATGATTTAAAAATCACTTTTTGGCAGATCTGGAAAGTGTTTCCAGATAAGCAGCCATCATTGGAGAAACGGACTCATTGAGTGTTTGCTTCTCTTCTGTGGTTACTTCTTCGGAAAGATTTTCAGACTTGCTCTTTTGAGTGCTGGTGGTTGGGAAGTATGACTCCCTCAATGTTGCCAGCTTCTCACGATAGTCTGTCTCACTTTCAAACTCAACATTTTCTGCAAGAGAAGCGAGTTTGTCTTTCTGAGAAAGTGCGAGACCCTCAGCGACATCTGCAAAAATTACATCAGCAACCGACTCGGCTAATCTTCTGTTTAGAGCAACGTTTCTTTCGATTTGCTCGTTGAGTTTTGACTCCATTTCATCTAGTTTATCTACCATGCTCTCGATAACATCATATCTCTCTTCAGGGATGGTTACATAATGATCTTCAAAAAGACCCTTCATTCCAGCAAGGAATGATTCGGTCATTTCAGTCTTGAGACCGTGCTCAACTTGAAGAGCGTTCTCTTGGATCCACTCATCAGCAACATACTCGAGGTATGCGTCGAGTCTTTCTTCAAGACCTTCTTTAATGGTTACGATTTCTTCTACGAGTGCTTGCTCGTATGCAGTTTGAAGGTTCTCTTTGATTTCAGAAACCTTCGACTTGATAGCAGCTTCGAAAATGGTACGTGCTTTCTCTTGGAATTCCTCTGAAAGCTCCTCACCTTCTAGAAGTGCATTGACATCTTCTTCAATGTCAATTTCTTCTTCGACGACTTCTTCAGAAGTCTCTTCTGCTTCGGCAACAACCTCTTCAGAAGTCTCTTCCTCTTCGGAAACAACTTCCTCTTCGGTTACTTCTTCTTCTGCAACGATCTCTTGCGTTTCGTCTGCCTCAACTTCCTCAGCTGCAACAGCCTTGGCGTTAACGACATCCTTTACTTGCTTGAGAGTTGCGGCAGGATCTGAGAGTTTTGCCGAATCGTCATCGGGACGATAATTTTCGGGAGTAGGACCGCCGAGATCTTCAACTGGAATGCCAGCCGAAGGCATTGACTCAGCAGGTGCAGCCCCTTTGGTTACTACGTTTTCCATTTCTTGTAAATTGCTACCAACGGACATTTGTTTGATTTGATTATTTGTTATAATCTATATTTATTTATAAACTAAAGATTTGAGAGGAAATCGTTGAATAGATTCAACTTATGCTCTTCAAGTGCTCTTTGATCAACAAGAGTATTAATTCTCTTCTTGGTATTTTCTGCGAGTTGTTCGCGAAGAATTCCTCCTTCCCAAACCCACTCTTTTCCTTCCATGATCCCCGATACAAATGCATCAGGTGCAGAAGGATCGGCAACGATATCAGCAGCAGTTGCTAACATGAAATCTTCACCGACAATTTTGTGACCTTCATTGGTCATTTTGAGTGAACCAACACCACGAGAAGAAACTCCAAGAGTAACTCCTTCATTGATGAGTGAAGAAGCAATCTTACCCATTGGGGTGGAAAGAAGTTGTGCTTTTCCTACAAAGTTATTTCCTTCTCTTTGAAGTTCGCAAATCTTGTGAGATACTCTATCAAGATTTACAGTAGGACCATCAGGGTGACCAAGTTCACCAAGAGCACGTCCTTTTAGGACAAATGCTTCGTTATAACGATTGACTTCTTTCTCCATGATTGACATGGGATACATTCTACCGTTACGGTTGACTTGCTCCGCCTGTAAGAAAATGCCTTTGATGTAGCACTTTTTGTCAGAACCAGCGCCTTCGGTGATGAATTCTACTTTTGAAATTTCTTCTGTGATGAGTTTCATTTGATTATGCGGTGAATCCTACTTTTGTTCCCAGTACATCTGTTCCAGATGCTACATGAACAGTGTGTGTTGGTTGTTTTTCCAACATTTCTGTTGTGTTTGCCAATAATGTAAAGGTTCCAACAGTTGGTCCAGCATTTGTTTCAGAAACGGTAATAACGTAATCTGTTGTGCTGGGATTGGCAAGACGAACCACTGTTGCTTCACTGAAGCTGGTTCCTGCACCAACCGAATCTGGAACAGTTACTTCTGTTCCTTTTACTAATATTCTTGGCATTATTCTTGGTCCTCTTGTGGCTCTTGTGCCTCTATTTGTTCATCAGCACCAAACAGACTTGATGCTACAAATGGTCTCACAGCATCAATTTTTTCAGCAGCTTTTGCATATAATGCACTTTTGATCTGATCACTGACTTCACTAGGAGTAGCGTCAGTGGCAATTAAGTCGATAATATTTTCCATAAAAAAATGTATGTTATATTCTATATTTATATCTCTGCCTTTTTGGTATCCTTCTGCATTTGTGCGTCAGTCGCTGCCGCCTGTGCTTCCATGTCTGGTTCCATAGGAACTTCACCCATTCCCATTCCATCAGCACCCATTGCCATTGGATCCATTTCACCACCTGCTTGTGGTAATGGTTCACCAGTAATTGGGTCTACTTGCGATGGGTCAGGAATAATACCTTTACTAATTTCATCTTCAATTTGCTCATCAATCTCAATGATTTCTGCATCAGTCTGACGAAGAATTTTCTTTCTTACATACTCAGTAGAATAATACTTACCGATATATGGTTCAATAGTTGCAAGTGTAGTGAGTCTGCTATTGACAAGTTCTGATTCCTTCAACTCAGCAAACTGATTATCATACAGGAAGTCATACTGAATATGATCTGACATGATCTCCCAGTCTTCGGGAGTGATGATATTTTTCAGAATGAGTTGAGTCTTCAACATATCATTGAACATCTGAGCAAAACGCTTTCTCAGACGACCAACAAACTTAGCAAACTTAAGTTCGTCTCTTAGAATCTCAGAAGAACGACCAAGGTTGAAACCTCCATCGGCAGCAATTCTTGACTCGGGAACTCCAAGTGCTCTATACAGTTTCTTTTGGAAATACTCAATGTCAGCAAGTTCACCTAGATTTTGACCACCAGGCAGAGTAGTGATTTCAGTTCCACGACCACCTTCTCTTCTGGGCAACCAGAAGTCTTCCATCATGGACATGAACTTACGGTCATCACGAATTTCACCAGTCTGTGCGTTATAAACAAGTTTATTTCTATAACGAGACATGACTTCTTTGAGGTATTGCTCTGCTTTTACCTTTGGAAGATTGCCGACATCGATGTAAAAGATTCTTCTTTCTGGTGCTCTGGACAAACGATAGATAACCAAGGAGTCTTCAATCATTCTCAGTTGATTGAGTGCCTTGATTGCCTTATGCATATAAGACAATACTGTTCCCTTGTTTCTATCTACTAAACCAGAAGTGCAATAGGTAACAGAATCCTTTGCAATTTTTACTGCATTCTTAGAACCACCAGAAATTGTTCCTGTTGGATAATTTGGTGTTGGTGTGTAGAGGAAATATTCTTCAAACTCTGGTGAGAATACCTTTTCAGTCTCACTTTTCTTGTTTACACTTATACCATTCATGTAATCTCTTCTGCCAGACTTTTTCTCTTGTCTGACATACTTCATTTTCATTGGGTCAATGTATCTAAGGTCTTTGATACCATCTTGGGGAGACTTTACATCAATGACTTTTAGATAATATACCCTTCCATCAACATACCAGTTTCTAAAAATTTCGTGGGACTTCTTATCGAAGTCCATGATTTCTTTAATATATTTAAACTCTTGTCTTATAATCTTTTTGAGTCTATCACTTGCATTTAAGTTGGATAACTCAATTTCTACGGGAGAGTCGTATAGGTCACTTACGATAGCTTCATTTACAACATCTTCAATAGCACCATCACACTCTGGGTGAAGTGCCATTTCACGATATCTTTTAATAAGATCGTGTTCTGTTCTATAAACACCTTCAATGTCTACATATGAACCATAAAAACCACTGGATATATAATTGTCAACCCCGTCCTCATTAGTTTGAGGAACGGGGGAAACAATACCTGGTGATTTAGGTTCGTTACTATCAATAGAAAAACCAAAAAGTTTTGC